GGCAGGGGATTATTACGAGATCGTAACAGCGGCCTTTACCTTCGCTTCAACAATATTATTGAACGCCACGGTTCTAAAGCCATTTTCTTCGTATCCGCTGTATTGAGTCCTTTTTTTTACCCCTTCGCCGTATTTCTGGGCATGGCTCGCTTTGGTTGGGTAAGATTTTTCCTCGCCACCTGGGCAGGGAGGACAGTCAAAAGCATGGTATTAGCTTACCTGGGATACTTCGGTTTGAAGGTCGTCCTGCAATGGCTGGGCTTGGACATTTAACTTGAGTTTCCCAAGCTGTTTTGTTATATTCTTGAACTAAGCGGGGCTGTAGCTCAATCGGGAGAGCGTCTGACTGGCAGTCAGAAGGTAGTGGGTTCGAATCCCATCAGCTCCACCAGTCTTTTTACGTTGCATGTGATAGACATTCTGATTATTGGTCTTATTTGTTTTCCTTGCCATTGCCTTATCCCCTTTTCCTAGTATAGGAAGGCTCAAAGACTACCCAGGTATCACTTATCTTTTTACCTTTTATCCTATCCTCGGCTAATAGCTTCCTCACACGTTGCTCAGATATATTAAGTTGTTTGGCTGCTTCTTTGACGCTCCACATTTTTATAACCATTTATTGATTATAGCGACCACGCAACACTTTGTCAAGAGGTAAAGGCTCAAAACGAGTGAAAGTCTAGTCGCCCTAGTTAATTACACCCAAAATCTTTTTAACCCTCAGAATTTATGATTGCTGTGGTGTTTCCTGCCCGATTAGGCGACTTCTAGAACTGGCACTTGATATAAAAATGGAGGCCCCGGGAGGTCAACGCCCCCCGGGGTTATGGAAAAAGTATCTCGACTAAGCCAAGGACAGGGAAGGGCTGCCCTGAGCCAGCCTATATCAACGCTGTCCAAGCCAATAGACAACGATGATACCTTATTAAGTCCTGGCTTCTAATACCACACACCATGAAAGGCTGTCGCCATTCTTAGGCGTAATAGCCGAGCTCCAGGACCCTTGTCCATCGGCTCGCAGGATTGTCCTGTAATCTACCATGTCTTGAAGCCAGCCAACGGCATTGGACAAATCTACGATGACTTCTTGCCTCATTCCAATAGTATATTTACTGAGGTCAGCAAGTAAGACATCACCTTCGGTTCCGGCAGTTGGTAGCTTTTCAGTGAACAGTAAACGCTTGCCAAGTAAGTAGAAATCATTGCCGCGCTGCTCAACTGCCTTGATCCAGCTTCCACCTGTGCCGACTGATACGGACATCTCCATAAATTGCGGCAAAAGGGTTTGGTTAGCTATCCAGATGGCATTTTCAAAAGCCCCAGGATAAAGCCTAGCCATCATTTTCGTGCAGTTCTCGTAAAGGAAAGTGCTAGCCGGCTGCCCAGCTTCTGCATCTACCACAATGAGAGCGGGATCGTTTAGTATCCCGAGGGGCATCCCAGCACCGGTGCCGGCCAGAAACGCATAATCCAGATAAAAGGCGATTGCGTTCACCATGGCATCCGATAACTGAGCCTCAAAGGTCACACCATCCTCTCGAAGTTCTCTTGAAGCCTGGGTATAAATTCCAAGCTTCTTTGCCGTTAATTGAATTTGTCGTAACTTGGCATTTTGCCTGTCGGCGGTTCCCCCCTCACTTAGCCACTGGCCACTAAAGCCGCCATATACGCCGTCTGTGTGGTCGGCACCGTCCCAGCTTGGAATCTTGCGGGTTTGAGTAGTCATTGGCCAAACTTTGGCTCTAGGCCTGACTATTTCCCGTTCCAAAGCACCATCAAGTAAGAAGGCACCAAATTCGTCAGGAACGAGAAATCCTCCAGAACTAGGAACCCCTTCTGTCATTGCCCGGATGCTGACCTCCTTTAACCGGGGATCATGCCTTCCGGTAGAAAGGACCTGTAAAAACTCCTCGAAGTTCTCAAAGTCGCCACGGCTCAAGGAAGCATATTTATCGCCTCCATGAAACATATCGCGGTATGTCCGTCCACCGGCATAATGAGCTGCATCGGACTCACCTGGCATAATACCCGCTAATCCTAAAGCGGGTGTTCCTTCCATCGCGGCTATTTGGCCCTGCAGACCCTTCTCTACGATGTATCGAGCTTCCTTGGTCCGCAGTTTGTTCCGTTCCTCATTCAACCCGGCGAGCTCTTTATCCTCAGCGGCGGTTGTGTCCCGGTGCTCAGCCATAGCCTTATCGAAAATCGCAAGTCCTTTACGCTTCAAATCATCTTGCTTTGCTCTCAATTCCAAAAACTTTTGCATTTTAAATCACCTCTTAAATTTTAATCTTTGTTATCTATAAATGCCCACTATCCCGATATACCCACTCGTTGAAATGAGTACCCCGTCATACCAAGCGAAATAATCATCTTAATTGTTCCTCGTTGTTCTTAAAAGTTCGTCAAGCGGATCTCTCTCCCCTGGCGCCGCCCCAACAAGCCGGCTCCGACTCGATGGAGTAAGCCCAAATTCTACACCGAATTTCAGCATCATTTTCATAGCTGAAGTGCTAATCCAGAGCAAAGGTGAGGCAATTATCTGCCCTTTAGTACCTTTTGCCAGGATGCCTTTTTTTAATAATAGTATCTCTACCTCTACCCACCGACCATAGTTTTGACAATATGCCGCGAAAGCAGCTCTATCAAGTGGCGTTAATAAGCCTAGCCTGGTAAGTTCCGGGGCGATCCTTCGCCATTCGGCCTTAGCTTCCTTAGACAGAAAGCCCGGACAAGTTACTTTACCAGCTCCCGGCTGTGGCTCATTTTTATTTATTCTGTCAGTTCTCACGCCTTCGAGCTTTTTCAGCTTCGTTGGCTTCGGTTTTGGCCCTCTTTTCACCTTTTATACCCCCTATTGAAACTTGTCATATCGTGTGCGTGACTGCCCTCTCGGTTTACGGAGCTTCGAATTGTAGATTTTTGATAGCCCCCTACCTTTATTAATATAATAAGCGTAACACCTAGTAATGCGATGTATGTCATTTTTGACCTCTTAGCATAACAGCCTCTGCGCCCCTTTTAGCTTCAAGTGTAACAGCGTAACACCCTGTTACGTAACAGTTACGCTGCCGTAACGTAACACCAGGGGGATATATAATATCCCCTGTTACGGTTACGGTGTTACGGTAATGTTTCACAATACTTTCAATCCCCATGAATCTCCTACCTTGACTGTTACTTCGTTTTTAGCCAAACGGTTAAGAGTAGTTTTAACTGAGCCCCCGTTAGCTTCTAGGGCCGCTGCTATATCATTAACAGGCATAGCGCCGTTTCTAAGCAAATCCTTAATTCTTACTGACAATGGTAATTCACCAGATAGTCCAGTACCTTTAAGGTCAGCCTTGGCTATTGCTATACTGTTATCAGTGAAGGTAAACTTATATCCTAGTGGGGGGGATAATCGAGATAAGTTTGCCTTCGTATGTTTTAGACTGATAACAGCTTCATCTTCCCCGGCCTCTTGTTCTGCTTTGCATTCCCAAACTGAGCGAGCCAAGTTTGTAAAGAACACTGAGCCGAAGATGGTTCGCTTCCTTGTGAGCTGGTCCTTTGCACAATGGGCTAGGGTTAGGCTTGTGATTCCTAGCTTGCGTAATGCTTCATGGTATTTTATAGCTGGCTCAGGTTCGTTGAGATTGCCTCTAGCTGCCGGCCCCAGGCTGTCAATTATTAGTAGCTTGATATCTTTATCATCCTTGATTCGTTCAAGGCTCTCTATCGAATCTGCTATTGTACTGGTCATGCGTCTGTATTCAATAGGCATAGAAGCTTTAATGCCAAAACCTCTCTGTATAGCACTCCAGCGCTTTCTGAAACTCGAAGAGTCGTCCTCATAGTCCAAATATAAACAGTGAATAGATTCCTCGAGTGTAGTTAACCCCAGACCATTATCCAAGTAGGGCAATTGAGCTATATAGGCAATTACTAGGGCAAGTAAGCTCTTAAGGCTGCCATAATCCCCAAAGATAACCGTTGGGTGATTCAGGTATAAGATAGGCTCCAATAAGTAAGCCGGTGTCAAATCATCACCTTCACTCGGCCATATCGTTTCGACTGGCTCACCTCGCCTGGCAATTTCAATAGTTTTGCCCGTGACATAGGTCAAGATGTCTGACCAGGATATATCAGTGGAATTCTTTTCCAGGCGTTTAGCCAAACTATTCATCGTGGGCGTAGCTAAGAGATTCGCCCTCGTAGTGTGTAAAAGGTCCTCGCCGGCGCCATTCTTTCGGAAAAAGCTCAATTCAGCATAGCCGTTATCATCGTAGCGTTCTGCTAATATCCTGAGACTTAATTCCGTCCAGGCGTAATTGATAAAGCCTATTCCCTCGGTGATATACGGCTTATTCACAATCTCACCCCCTCAGCCAGCTTAGGTTTGAACTGACCTCTGGGCCTCCAACTTGCATATCTTCGTTTGCTCAACTCAGCCTCAATTTTTGAGATTCTTTCTCGATACCATGCGGCCCTTCGCTTCTGCTCATATAAGCCGAGTATGTGAGCAGAGCGGTCAGACTTAAGCAACCAAAGTCGGTAACGAACTGCAAATAATTCACACTGTAAATCCCCCATTTCCATACCATCAAGGTCGCAATGGTGATAGCGCTCGTATTCCTTGTCAGAATCACAGGGATTAGGTATTGAAATGTTACTCACTATTACGTTAACCCCATGCTGCTTGCCTTTTGCTGCTGGAGCCTGTAAAGCTCCCTGGCAATCTTCTGAATATCGGCCTCTTCGCGGATAAACCAGGGACCTTCGAACTTATTAATCACAGTACTGGATGCTTCAGGCTCTCTTACGACTTCCTTTACTCCACGGCCAACGGCAAACAACCCGGGTCCCTCGATAAGCCCCCCTACGTCCAGAAGTGGAATCCTGGGAAGCGTTACCTTACCTAGTGTCGGAATAAGGGGGAGTTCAACCCCCGGGATTTTATTCAGAAGCTCGATTGGTTTATTCATGAGTCCAATAAAGGCGTTTATACCTTTAATGACGAAGTTGATAGCACCTTCAAAGCCTGTAATCAGGCCATTGATTATCTTCAGCACAAAATTGACTGCTGTCTTGGCAATGTTTACAAAGGTATCCCAGGCACCTTTGAAAAAGTCCACAACTTTCTGGAATGCGCTCTTTATACCTTCCCAGACTTTGATAAATACCTCTTTCACCTTATCAAAATGGGTAATCAGCCAGACGATCGCAGCCACCAGGGCGGCAATCGCTATAATAATCAGCCCAATCGGATTAGCACTCATGGCTACATTTAGAATCCATTGAGCTGCCGCCGCTATCTTCGTTGCTACGGCAGCGGCTATCAAGGCGACTTTATGTGCTATCAAGGCGATGGTGTGGGAATGCACTGCTATGGACATTAACCTAATAACGTTCAATAGTGGTCCAGCGATTAGCATTAAGGCCCCCAAGGCTCCGACAGCGGCTAAAATTGCCACGGTTAGTTTAGAGTGTTCTCCAATCCATGTTGAAATAGCTTGAATAATAGGAGTTATAAATTCAAACACCTTTTTCAAAGTTGGCAATAATGCCTCTCCGATTGCCAGTCCTGCTTCGCTGATTTCTGACCTTATATGCGCCCATCCTCTTGCCGTGCTTTCCTCCATTTGCTCATATGCAGCTTGGTAAGCTCCGGTGGAGTTAGCCATTGCCTCTATATCCTGAGCTGCTGCGACTGCATTCTCCCCGGTTAAGGCTAGGACAGCACCACCAGCCTCTACGCTGCCCCACAAATCAGTGAGTTGTATATTATTTGCCTTGACGTAGCCTTCAAGAAGGCTTAATGTATTAGCAAAGCCATTTTCCTTCAGCATAGTTGTACCAGTCTCATAACCCAATGCCTGAATTGCTGCTTGCATCTGTGTAGTAGGTTTTTGCAAACCCACCATGGCCTGCCGAAGCTGCGTTGTAGCCTGAGCTGTCGGCACACCCTGACTTGTCATGGTTGCTAGGGCTGCTGTTATCTCTTCAAAGGGAATCCCCAAACTTGATGCAATTGGAGCCACATTGAACATTGAGGCTGATAGTTCCTCAAAGGTCGTCTTACCTCGAGCTACTGCAGTGAACATCAGGTCGGCTACGTGCTCAGCTTCGCTTATATCCATTCCAAATGCGTTCAAAACTGTAGAAAGGCCATCCACAGCAACAGTTGTATCCGTCATACCTCCAATAGCTGCTTTTGCTGCTACTGTCAGGAAGTCAACCGCATTCTCTTTTGGTACTCCCGCGCTGATTGCCTGGTAAAGAGCGTTAGCTGCGTCCACGGCGTCAATACCCATATCCTTCGCGAAGGTTCGTATATCCTTAGAGAGGCCCTTAAACTCATCCTCATTTAAGAGGAGCATAGTGTTCACTTGTCTCATTGCCCCATCAAAATCTGCTGCCATTTTGAGAGAAGCTCCGCCAATAAGAGCAACAGCGCCCACCATGATTCCGCCGGCAATCTTCATGTTCCGGCTGAAGTTGTTTAATCTATTCTCGGCACCATCGATGCCTTTGTGAAACTCGTCAGTTTTGGCCGAAATTACAACTGCTAGACGCGATAAGGTTTCGCTCATTTATCTAACTCCCTGCCATAAGCATCCCAGGCTTCAGCAATCTTATACATCAGCTCCTTCATATTTGTTTGTGGCTTAATCATGTCACCTACTTGGTCAATAGTCAGGCGGGGATCCTCATGTAGCAATAATGCCCATGTTATAACCACCACATCTCGAAGGCTGAGATTAGATAAGGTACTTTGAGCTGCCAATTCACGGCCGGTAACTTCCTGGTACTTAGCTACTGCCTGAGATGTAACTAGAAGATGTCTCTTTTTGTCTAGCTTTACCTTTATACCCTTTGTCATGTCAACCTCCTACTCACGATTGTTTTTCAGCCTTTATCTTCCTGAGGTATTCATGTGCTGCCGCCTCCCCCTCTGTCCTCAGTATCCGATTTACTTCCCGGGTAACTTCCAAGGAAGTCTTAACGGCTTTCCCTTTCTTCTGTCTGTCTTGAATAATCGCCTTAACGCCAATAGGTAAATTTTCAACTTCCCTATCCTCTCCACTCAGCAATGCCTCAACATAACCATCTCCTGTCTCGGCTAAGCCTATCAGGATTCCTCTAATACCACTATTAACCGCCAGTTCCTTTCCAGGTAGCATAGAATATTTCAGCCATAACCATTCAAAGGCGAAAAAGGTTTCTTTTGGCTTACGAAATATCAACACCCTTATAGCAGTATCAGCCATAATATCTTTCAAAGAATGATAATCCGTAGTTTCTAGGTATCGGCCTATTTGCCTGGCTTCTCTTAACCGGTCATAACGCAGTCTATCTTCATGCAATAGATGATAAGCAGCATAAGCCTCTGCCACTGTCTCAGGAGGGTATATTGCCCTTGCCCCCTGTCCTTTACCAAGAAATGATGCAGGAGCCGGTATCAGACCTTCGCTTACATAAAGCTGTAATGCCCGGGGTGTGAGATTAATACCTAAAAAGAATAACTTTCCCAATACCCAATCTTTATCTAAATTTTCCATACCGCCTCCGTTTTCTATGCGTTTTATTTTCTATGAAACGATTATACACCCATCTTTTTTCCTTGTCAAGCCCCAAATAGCTACGAGCTGAAGATCCCGGGAAAATATTTCTTGAGAAATAATCTCCCAGCTAATGAACACAATTAAGCCCATGATGCCCTGAGAGGCTCAAGAAAGGACATAGAACTGCCAGGCAATGTTTTGGTATCCTTGCAGCCAGAAATCCCCTAATTGGTGCTGAAACGCCTGTACTGTGCAGGATTTTGAGGACGAAATTCCTTTTGAGTGGTTTTATATAGCCTTTGACAATTGACCTTCAAGAACGCCTATTATTTCCTCATGGTTTGTTGAGGGGATAACTACTGTTATTGACGGCGAAGATTGTTTCTTTGTAGGATTTATAAGGCTCCCCTCATTAGGCCACCAATGTTTACAACGAGAATCAAATAACCGGAGGCACTCTGCTTTATATCTACAATTAGGGTGAGCATCGCAGCAGCCTACCAGGTATTCTAGTGTGTATCGGTAATCCTGCTTTGTGCCTTGTAGAAGTCTTAATCCTCTAGGCAGCTTGGGCGTTTTGCCTTTGCGTACCCTACGTTTCCTGGTAGTTATCATTGCTTCCATTTTCCTTTAGGCTGTGTGTAAATATCCGTCCCGGCGTATGCTTTTGGTGTATTGCGATTATATCTTCCGTTAATAACGGTGCGTAGTATGTCGCTGTAGTGACGATATTCTTATGCCCCAGAATCAAGCTGAGTGATTGCATATCGCCACCATCTTTTAAGTGAAATCTTCCATAGGACCGTCTTAAAAGTTGTGGCCCGAATTGCTTATCGCCAGAATAGCCTATCCTGTTAAGATACATCTTGACCACATTGTAAAAGCCCGTCTCCCCAAGCGGCTTCCCTGACCTCCCATGAAAGATATAGCCATCTTCTTGAACTGGTAACGATAAAATTAAATCTCTGGTAATCTCTGAGATAGGAGCTACTCGATAGCCTGTCTTTCCGTGAATGATTATCCTATCCTCCAGGATGTCTTTTCTTTTTAGATTGCAAGCCTCACCCCTTCTAATTGCTGTATCAATAAATAATTCTACAATCGCTTTATCTCGAGCCGATGCCTCATTCAGTTTCCATGCCAGCAAGTTAAGCTCTGTTTCAGAGATTGTTGGCATGATCTGTTTTGTAATCTTAGGACGTGTAACTCGGGCCATGAAGTTCGGAATTTCATACTGCCTTTCAGCATAATTGCCTAAAGCGCGATATGTTCGATAGTGAGCGTCAGCATTGTAGGCATCACCTTTTAACCCTGCCAATAGCTGCTGCACTTCTTTTAGCTGTGGCGGGAATTCAGGACATACTTCAGTCAGTCTTTTGACATGCGACTTATAGCCCCTCAATGTTTTATGTGATAGCCCTCGGAGAATACAATCAGCTATAAAGCTATCACAAATATCCTGGGTTTTCAGCCCTTGCGTCTGACTGGCAGTCAGAAGGTAGTGGGTTCGAATCCCATCAGCTCCACCATAGGTAATTAAATTACCACAGTTTCGATAAAAATAATGTCCCTCTTCCTACCCTGGAATTGTCTTTCAGCTTCATCCTGTGGTAATTGTATTACTTTGAATTCGTCCCGATTGGACGCAGCTTTCTTTCAACCAGTTCAATATCAGCTTTGAGTTCCTATCTTAGTGCGATGAACAACCCAGCGCATTGTAAACCCGAAAAGGAGGCTTGCCACGACAAGTCCAGCACCTATTATTCCGAAGGCCATCTGGTATGAGTATGTGCTAATCAGAACTCCGGCTACCATCGGACCGCTTGAATGACCAACATCCATGATGCTAGAGAGAATACCCAAAGCGCT